CACGGTCGCGTTCGTCGCCACGCCGTGCTCACTGATGAGCCCCGGCAGCAGCGTGCCGTAGCAGAATGAATTGTGCACGATGTTCCGATTGTTCCGACAGGAGTTTCCCGTCACCATCGCGTCTTCTGCTTCAGCCCACACGTAGATCGCGCCGTGCTCGTGCTCGTCTTCCTCGATCGTGTTCCCCTCGATGACCGTCCCGGTGCCGCCGTCCATGATCGCCGCGGCGTCGATTCCGTACTCGCACCCGTCGCCGGTGATGAAGTTGCCTTTCACGATCACGTGAATGCATGAGGAGGTGACGTTGATGCCTCCGTAGCCGAGGTCTTCAATCACGTTCCCTTCGATGAGAGTCCCCAGCGCGTCATCGATGTACATGCCATGCCCAACGTCCAGCGGCACGGTCCCTCCGCCCTTGATCGTGTTCTTCGTGATGTTCCCGGCCGTCTTCGAGGCGCTTCCCGCGGTGATCGTCGTGATCGCGTACCGCCCGATGTGCTCGAAGTAGTTCCCGATGATCCTGAATCCGTTGCAGTCGCCGAGCATCAGCCCGTAGTAGGCATCGATAACTGAGCAGCCTTCGACGTGCAGGTTGGTCGCGTACGTGAACCACAGCGCGTATTGCACGCCGTCACAGATCACGTTCTTCACGCGGTTCCCGTCCCCGCCGTTTATGAATACACCGGTCGAGTGCCCGTAGTTGTCGATGATTTTCAGGTTCCGCAGTTCGGTCCCCGAGCCCATCACCACGCCGTACATGGCTCCGTCATAGTCGATCTCGAGAACGGTCCCTTCGCCTTCGCCTTCCAGCACGCACCCGACCATGAGCGAGATGTGCCCGGAGGCAGTCTGCAGCTTGAAGTTCCCCGCCGTCAGGTGCACCACGCCGCCACCGCGGCCCTGCATCTCCGTGAGCGCATCGGTGATCGTCTCCCCGTCTTCGACCGCGTCACAGTGGTAGTCGTAGTAGCCGCTGTACGTGCTCGCCGCGACGGTTAGCGCGCCGGCGGGAATCTGAGGCGTGGAGGGCGGCTCCATGATCTGCTGCCGCGTCACGGCCGCCGCGACGTATGCCGCGATGCCTTCCACCACGTACGCGTATTCCCCGCCCACCCCGTCGTCTGCGATCTCCACCACGACGCCGGTCGCGTCGATGCCGAGGTTCGTTTCGGAGATCCCCACGATGTCGCCCGGATGGTACTCCGTGCGCGATCGGCACAGGTAGCGCATCGCGGAGCGGATGAAGTACTGGTAGAGCCCGTCCGCCAGCTTGTCAGCATCCGTGCCGTTGTCGAGGTACAGCGCATCGACTTTGTAGATTTTCTCGGTCGTCGTCGGCATCCGCTTCGAGATCGTCAACTGATCCCGGTAGGTGACGTCGCCGATGATGTCGAACCGTGTCAGATAGCCCGCGGCGCCCGTGTTGTGATAGTCCACCAGCGCGCGTCGGTAGAGGTTCGTGAAGGTGTCGGCAACGAGGCCCGTGAACGGTGAGGAATCGACCACCGCGTTCTGGACCGCGACGATCTCCTTGTCTTGGAACCGGTACTCCGCGTAGCCGGGGGCGGTGTCAGCATTCGGCGGGTAGTGCGCATCGGCGAGGATCTGCACGTTGCACTTGAGCCCGTTCGCCGCACCACGCGTCTCCTCGAACACGATCTTCGACGTCTCGGTCTTGTGCGTGTACCACGTGACCGTTGCCGCCTCGTACTCCGCATCCTGCCTCTGCACCTCGAGGGTGCCCACCATGCTGTCGTTGTCCAGTTCCCCGGCTTCCGTGATCGAAGACGGGAGGAAGTTATAGATCGTGAACCGCCCCGCCTCGTCGTGCGTCCATACATACCCGAACTCGAACAGCATCTTCGTCAGCAAGTCCCAGTACGTCGGAGCATCCGGTCCGGCGGCCACCGCGAGGTAGTCGATGGTGTCAGCGATAGTCGTCGAGATGCTGATCTCAGCCGCGGTATATCCGGCGAGTGCGAGAAGCTGGTGCACGACTGACGTCGCGGTGCTCGATGGATCGCACACCGCGTACCCTGCCCACAGGAACGTGGTGTCAACCCGCTTCCGCAGCCACACCGCGGAGTAATCGACGCACTCGATGTCCACCGGTTGAGGGAGGGTCGTCGTGACGATCTTGAAGTTGCGCCGGATCAGACCCGAGAAGTAGTCCCCGCTATCCTTCGTGACGACGACAAAGAACTCCTTCGTCGTGGAGCCGAGCAGCAGCGCGATGATGGTTGAATCACGCTGCATCTTGAACGTGAGGTAGTTCGACTGAGGAGCGAGCGACTTCCACAGGGTGCGCCGGCGGATGAAGCTGTCCTGCAGCACGAGGTTCGAGACGTCGCGCGGCCCCACGCCATCATCGAAGTCGATCGTGACGGTGAACGCCATGTCAGTATCCGAGGGCTTCCGCGGCCCTGATCTCGTCGCGGATCAAGAGCGCGAGATTCCTGATGCCCGGGTCTCCCGCGATCACCTGCGCATTGACGTAGATGTTGAATGTCATCTGCCGCCCCGTTGACCACTCCGCCCCACCGCCGGAGCCCCCGTGTGTCGCCTCGTACTCCGTGCCGGCGCTCGTGAGGGTGTCCGTGCTGATCGGCGTGAGCCCCGCGCCCGAGGGCGGGGTCCACCGGATGTTATCCAGCTTCCCCCACTGGAACGTCACGAGGTAGAAGATCGCCAGCCCGAGCGCGGTGATCGCGTAGATGACCTTGAGGAACCCATTTGCCAGAGGGACGATCGCGTTGTTGTACAGCCACACGAACGCCTCGGCGATCCACTTGATGACGGGAGCGATCAGTTTCAGCAACGGGGCGATGATCTGCGCGAGCGCCTGGCCGAGCACGACGAGGATGCCCACGATCGGCGCAAGCAGTTCATTGATGAGCGGCCCGAGCATGTCCATCATCGCCGTCAGGATCGTCTGCAGCGGATTCATAATGGCCTGAATCGACGAAAGGGACGTCACCATCGGACCGAGGATGTCAACGACCGGCTGGAAAGCCGCCGTGAGCATCGCGATCAGTTCAGCGCCGCGGTCGCGCGGACCGCCGAGGCCGGGGGCTCCCGGTGCGGCGAACTCCTCAACGTTCTCGACTTCGACCGGCTGCACGTCCCCTTGTGTGCGGCTCGACTTCAACGCCCGCATCATCGCGGCTTCGTTCGCCTCATCGGCTTTCCGCTGGGCCTCCTCGGCTGCAGCAGACGACATCGCCGCCTCGATGCCCTTGTCAATGATGTCCGTCAGTTTGTCCTCGCGGATCATCCCCATGGGAGCGAGCGCACCTTTCCAGTACGCCTGTCCGTAGGACGGGCCGGCGGCCGGTGGAGCCGCGGCGGGTGCGCCCGCACCAGCGCCCGTGCCGACGGCATTCATCGCATCACGGACCGCCTTTGCCGCGGCTTCCGTCTGAGCCTTGAGACGTTTCGCATCGGCCTCGGCTTGCATCTCGGTGATGGTGATGATCGCTTTCTCTTTCGCCGCGATCGTGATCTTGATCTGCTCGATCGCCGCATCGTAGCGCTTGTCGATGTCGGCTTCTTTCTGCGAGGTGAGCATCCCGGCGCGCGCGTACGTGGCTTTTTCCGCCGATCGTTCGCGGTTCCGCGTCTCGATCAGCTTTTTCAGCATCTCGATTTCTTTTTGAGTGTTGAAGATCGCTTCTTCCGAGGTGAGCGGTTTGCCCGACTGAATCTTGTTCAGAATCTCGTGCCACCGCAACGTCGCACCGATCAACTCGTTCAGTTTCCCCACCCACACGGTGAGCAACGAGATGAAGGGTGCGGCAAACTCGGCGATCAGCGCCCCGCCCTTTTCCTTGAGATCGTCGAACTGGTTCTTGAGGATTTCCAGCTTCCCGAGCGTGGTCTCCCCGAGGGCTTGCGCCATCCCGTGAAACTTCTGGTTCAGCGCGTCCATGACCGCGTTGAACGGATCGATTTTCATTTTGGCTTCGTCGATTTTGATGCCGTACCGACTCAGCATCGCCGCGTTGCCCTCGAGAGCTTTCGCGACCAGAGTGGCGGCTGACTCGAGGTCCATGCCCATCGCGGCCGCGAAGTCCTGCGTGATCGGGATTGCCTTTTCGAGCTCTTCCTGATTGAGCGCGGCAAGCGATTCCAGCATCGCCGCGGCGGACAACGTCGCCTCGTCGTTGAACGTCGTGTAGGACTGTGTCTCCGATGCGAGCTTCGTGATCGCCTCGGTGGAAACGTCCGCCGCCGTCCCGGCCGCCCGGAGCGCCGCCTCGAACTTCGCCACCGCACGCTCGCTTTCGGCGAACGAGATGAACAGTTGCTTCCCGAACTCGATCACCGCCCGCGCGGAGAACGAGGCGCCGATCATCGAGCCGATCGACGACAGCGCGCGACCGAACCCTCCGAGCTTCCCCTCGATGTCACGGAGGCCCGCCGACATCTGATCGACGAGCTGGATCGGTATGCGGATTCCGTCAGCCATGGACTACCCCCGCACTGAATGGAGGTTCGCGCCCACGGTCGCCGCCTCCTCTTTCAGCTTTTCGGCGAACACCTGCTGGATGGTGCGGAGGACTTCCATCGTCTTGACCGGTTGCTCGAGGAACCCTCCCGCGAACGGCATCACGTTCAAGTTCCCCCCTTCCCGATCGGCCACCGTGAGGAACGCCGTTACCCACGATCCCCACCTGCGCACGGACTCTCCAAGGAACGCCGGCGGATGCTCGCCGCGCACGAGCACCCGCGCTACGTCGCGGACTTCCCGGCGTTCCGTCTCGTCAAAGGGAGCGACTGCAGCCACGTGTAGAAGACGTGGTAGAACAGGTTCGCGCTCGAGGCGATGTAATCCACGACGGCCTTCTCCGTGAGAGCCGAGCCGTCCGCGTTGACGAGGTTGTGCGCGACCAGATGCACCGGCATCATGTTCAGCGCGCCGGTGATCTGATCCTCCTTGATCGCGCGCAGCGCATTCGCCTCCGCGATCGACGGCTCCTTGAACTCAACCCACAAACCATCGTGGAGCTCGGCGAGCCGGCGATCCTCGTCCGTCGGTTCGATGATCTTCGACCATGCCTCCGACAGCACGATGCGGATGCGGAACACGTGATCCCGCTTCAAGTCCTCGAACGACTTCACCATCCCCCTGTCCTTTCCGGGCTATACGCCCCACTTCGTCGCGCGACCGTCCCGCAGGACGGCCTGTGACACCTGCGCCGACGCGGACTCCGTGCCCTTGAGGCTCAACGTCAGCGAGATTCGATCCGGCCCTTGCACCTGAGGATCCGCCTGCATGATGTACGCGAGGGGAATCGTCAGCGTGAGGGTGTAGTACTTGCCGGTCAGCACTTCCTCGGTGGACTGGAACACGAACACCGCGGAGCAGGTTGCACCCGCGATGAACTTGTTCGTGCGGAGCGTGTTCACGTCCGACGTGTACAGCACCTCGACCTCGGCGGTGGCTTCGCGCTTCTGGCACTCGATCTCGATCATGCGCTCGTCACCGTTCATCACGTACAGGTTGTCCTCGAGGTTGTTGTTGTAGTTGTACGTGAGCCGCCGCACCTCGTCATAGGTGGTGCCGTCGATCGTCACCGATCCGTGCTTGAAGATGAACGGCAGCTTCGTCGAGTAGGCGAGCGGTTCCGTGGTGTCGGTCGTCTCGTCGTACCCACGCACGTTGAACGTCGCGCGCAGGTAGTCCTCGCTCGAGGCCTCGATCGCCATCGTGTTCAGCTTCCCGCCGAAGTAGCCGAACACCGCCACGCCGCGGTCGATGGTGAACGTGCCCTTCGGGAGGGACGAGCTCACGTTCGCAGACATCGGCGTGAAGGTGTGATCGTACACCGCCGAACCGTCCACGGCCGCGGGGTCCGCCTCCTCGCCGAACAGCATCGCGAGCAGCAGCCCGATGTTGTCCGGGTTGGCGATGAGGGAGAACTCGCCCTCGAACTTCCGCGACATGATGTCCATGCGCGACGCGGCTTTCCGCCCGACCAGCGCATCCGACTCTTTGTAGTTCTTGATGAGCCGGAACGACTCCTTCGTAATCTCGATCGCCGTGGTCGGAGCGACGATCGTTGACCAGTCGGCCTGCAGCCCTACCTGAAACTTCGCGTTGTTCCCGATGACGGTCGGCATGATTGCCCTCCTACCCGGGAATGGCCTTCACCGCTTCCACCGTCAGCACGGCGACGTGGACGGTAAGGTCTCCGGGCATCGCCGGGACGTACTCTACGACCGTGACGCGTGCCCTGTCAACGGCACTCCCGATCGTGTAATCGTCCCGCATCAGCGCACGTATCGCCTCGGCGTACCGCAGCGACACCTTCGCCATATTGTCAGGATCGCCCTCCACCAGCCCGACGACGACCGCGATCGTGATCGCCGCCTCCTGCAGTCCCATAGCGAGGTCTTTGAAGTCGGACCTGTCCGCCGAAAGCAGCACCACGGGATACTCCGACCACCCGTACGGTACGCGCGTCGTCACCTCGATCGTCTTCGGATGATCCAGCGTGATCCCGTCGGCCTTCTCGGCCGTGATCGCGTCCAGCGCCCCGGGGAGGCCCGTGGTCAGCCACGTCTTCATGGCGAGCAGAACGTCCTCTACCACGACAGCCATGTCACTTCTCCCTCATGTCCTTCGCGAACGATCCGGCGACGGTCTTGATCGCCCACCTGATCGCTCGCTCGGCCTGATCGGTGTGCACGTAGTACTGGATAGCTGGATTCAGCCACGGGCGCCGCGGGATGGTCACCTCCCGTGCCAGCAGCCAGTGAAGCGTGAGCCGTCGCGCCGTGGCGCTGGCGAGGAAAGCCGTCTCACCCCAGCCCCCGGGAGACCACACGAACAGGTTCATCGCGGTCGCCCCGCCGACGGCACGCTCCGCAACGTGCGTCAACGGTATCGTGAGGAACCGAACGTTCTTCGGCCGGATGGTCCCGCCGTACTCGTGGATCGCTCCATACTCGACGTTCGTCCCGACGCGGATCGCGTGCGCGCCCTCGAACACGTAGTCGATGCTTTTCCGCAGTCGGCCCGAGCGGACGTTCAACGACTGACCCGTCAGCCACTTCGTCTGTACGAGCTTCACCACCTCCTCGCCGATCCGCTTGAGCGCGGTCTTGTGCACGATCGGCAGTTTCGCGTTCCAATCGCCTATGAACTTCTGGACGTCGGAGTAGTCGAAGCCGATCCGCACCATCCCTTGATCGCTCAACGGTGGCTCCTGTAGGTGTTCAAGATGTCCTTCGCCACGGGCGGGATGATCTCGTCAGCAAATGCGACGGAACCCGAACCGGCGGACCGCGAGGTCTCGCCCCACGATCGCATCGAGCGCGCCTTCCAGATCGCCCCGAGGATCAGGTATGCCGCGGTGCGCAGCAGCTTCGGCACCGTGGCCTGTGTCCACCCGGCGGTGTAGACGATCTTGATCGCCCTCCTCGCCGTCGTCCACGTGCCACCGTTCACTTTGAACAGTTCCCCCGTTTCCTCATCGAGGGTATAGTCTGTCGTGTCCAGCTTCGTGTCCGTGCCGAACACGTATTGCCCATCCTCGCGGATGTCGATCACCGGCGAGCTCGCCACGGGGAACGAGCGCAGCAGCAAGCAATCGGTGCCGTTGCCCGTGTAGTATTCAGTGAGCGCGCGCTCAACGATCTTCCGTTGCGTCTGCTGTTCGATGTAATCGCTCACCGCTTCGATGAGATGCCCGAGCAGGTCTTCGTCCGCGACGTTCGATGTGGTGAAGCCGAGGAACCGCTTCGCGTCGGCCATCGAGATGACGAAGTAGGTCGAAACATAGGTCATCGGAACCCTCCCCGGATCAGCGCAAGTAGCGTACCTGATCCGTGACAGGCACGTTATAGTTGCACGTGGAACATATTCCAGTCCAGATGCCTGACAGATGCTCCACGAGCTTCTTCGCTCGACGATCGTCCCGCATCAGTTCTTTCACGACGTCGGAGAGGATGTTTCCCCATCGCTCGGTGTGCGTCCAGTCGTGCGCGCACATGGACACCGAGCCATCAGGCTCGATGCACAACTGGTCGAGGTAGTCGCACGGAATCCGCTCCGAGCGCTGATAGCGGCCGACAGTGTGGTCTTCCTCACCCTGATTGTCATACTTCCGCGATACGCGGATCCTCCCCGGCCAGTCCTTCCACGCTTCGAGCAGCGTCTCCTCGGCGTGGTTCCCGTCCGTCGCGTCCCACAGCAGACAGTGCAGTTCGCATCGACCACCGGGATACAACCGTGCGATCTCGGGAAGCGCCGCATCGATACGCGCTTTCACCGCGTGCCACGACAGGCCCGTGGTCGCACGGTAGGTCTCGGGAGTCGCACCGTTCCACGAAAGGATCAACTGATCGAACGCCGGCACATAATCGAGCAGCGCGCCGTTCGTCGTCATGGCGACAAACTTCGATCCTTTCGATCGCTCCATGAGCTTGAGGAGCCGCACGTGGTCAGGGTGCGAGTAGATGTCGCCGGTGTTGTTCACGATGATCTTCTCGAGGTGCCCGTCAGCGACGAGCAGTCCCCACACCTCGGCGAGGGTGAGGAAGTCGCCGTGCACTGGCGCGCGCTTCCACCCCGGGCAGGTCGCGCACGCGGCCCCGCACGCGGTCGTGAGGGTGAGCTTCGCGGTCATCGGAATGGTGTTCACTGGATTCATGCCGTGTACTCCGCCTCCACCCACCGCGTCAGCAAGGCGGAACTCGACTCGACCTTGTCCCCGCCTACCGACGTGACGACCTCGATGCCGATCGAGCGGCACGTGCGCCACTCCGGAATGTTCTGCTCGCTCGTGCGGTCCCCACCTTTCGCGAACACCGCGGGCCGCAGCAGCATGAGCAGTCCATCGACGGTGTCCTCGTCCCACACCACCACGTAGTCAACGCCGCGGATCGCGTTCACCACGACCGCCCGTTGCGATGCCGGCATGAAGGGCTGCTTCCCGCGCTTGCGGCACAGTGCGTTATCCCCGTTGACGATCGCGACGTGGATCGCTCCCAGCCGCGCCGCGGCCAGAAGGTACGAGGCGTGCCCGGCGTGCATCGGATCATAGTACCCACTCGATACCACCACGTGCCCACGCGCGCGTATCATCTCGGCGAACGCGTCAAGTTCCTTCGACCAGACCAGCACCTCAGTCCTCCCTTCTCAACAGCACGTGCCCGATCTCCCCTCCATACGCGCGCGTACGCACGACCTCCTCGGCGACCGTTCTCCACCCGATCGACGTGACGAACGCTTTCATCGTCTCGCGCGTGAACTCCCGAACGTGCGCGTGGGAGATCGTGTCGAACCGGTCCGGCCACTCGGCATCGTAGTCGCTCGCACGGGCGCCGCCGAGGGGGAAGGACAGTAGCAAGTACCCGCCCTCGTTCACGCGGTCCATGAGGCGATTCCGCGCGGTGTAGAGGTTGCACGAGAGGTGTTCGAGACATTCCGTGCACACCACCAGATCGAACCGGTGCTCGTATGGTGCCGCCCACGGCTTTGCGAGGTTCATCGACTGGTATTGCGTGCGAGGAACGGGCGCCGGCATGTCCGCCACCGGGCATCCGTAGATCACCCAGCCACCGCGGCGCATCGCGAAGTATGACGTTGCGAACGGGAACCCCGTTCCGACGTCCAGCACATACGGTTCGTCGAGGTTCCACAGGTGGCGGATGAACCACCGCAGTTGAAGATCGAATCGCGGCCGGTGCCCCTCCCAGTACGGCATCATCTCGGGCGGCATCATACCCTCGCCTTTCGCGTCCACTTTCGCGAGGTATCCACCGATCTCTTTCTGCACGTCCTCGATGCCGGCGTTGAGCGCAGTGTCGTCCATCACGAGGCCGCCTTCATCCCCGCCCGATCGTACGCTTCCTGAACCACCGAGACGAACGACTCTGCTGAGCGGTGCCATGTGAAGTCCTTTCTGATCCGAGCGGCAGCCTTCCGACCTTTCGCCAGCGCGAGCTCGTACCCGTAGAAAATCTGCACCATGCGCTGCATCACCGATTCGGGACGCGCCCACGCCGCGTACGTGGAGTGGTACGGCTCTTGATGCCCGTCGGGAAACGTCTTGATCGTCCGCACCTCTCCGACGTCCCACTTCACGGGATACGCGACTGACTCGTCCATGAAGTCCGCGGGTCCGCCCCACGGTGTGTAGACGCACGGGAGTCCCGTCGCCATCGCTTCCGCCAGCGTCAGTCCGAAGCCCTCGCCCATGGACGGGAGGCAAAACGCGTTCGCGAAGTGGTACAGCTTGATGAGGTTTTCCCGCGAGTAGTTCCGGTTGTCGAAGTGCACGTGCCCGATCGGAAGGTGCGCGAGCCGCGGCGGCTTCGTCACCTGAGTGGTCTTGAAGACGATCTGCGACTTCGCGAACACCTCGGGCTCGTTCTGCCGCATGAGCTCCCACGCGATGATGAGCCGCTCGTAGCCCTTGCGAGGGTTCGCCGCGCCGTTGTAGAGGAACGTGAACAGGGTGTCCTTCGGCCGCGATCGTTCGATGTACGTGTAGGCGTCCACGTCCACGCCTTCCCACACCACCTCGACGGGCCGCTTCGTGTACTGCTTGAACAGCGACCGGTTCTGCCGGCATGGGACCACGATCAGGTCCGCGCGTTGAAGCGGTGCTATCCACTCCTCGGGCAGCGTCGTCGCCTCGTACATGGTGTAGAGGACGTTGAAGCAGCCCGGGACCGGCTCGAAGCCCGTCGGCACGACGATGTGGACTGCGACGTCCGCGTCCTCGGTGATCTGGTGACCTGCCGCCTCAAGAGCGGCGCGCAGTTGACGCTGGTGAGTGGAATACCCGTACCCGTTGCCGGTGAAGTTCCAGTCGGAACACCACCGGAGCTTCACGGCTTCATCCTTGCTTCCTCGGATGGAGCGGGAGCCGGTTGCCCGGCCCCCGCCTTCGTGACGATCAGTGGAGCCGTCGCGACTCCGCAGTGCACGCACGTCATCGCGACGATCTCGGTGTACACCCGGCCGCACTTCGGGCAGCGCCGGGCTACCTGTTGCATCATGCCGCGCTTACGCCGCGGTCACGATCCGGCCGAGCATCGAGGGCATCGCCAGCGCGTACCCCCACCGGGTGAACAGGTAGAACCGGGTGATGTACTTCGAGGCCTGCGTGTAGGGATCGGTGAACAGGTCGATGTTCGTCAGCCTGTCTCCGATCGCCACACCGCGCAGGTCACCGTACCCGATGAAGCCCGTCGCCGCGGCCGACACGGACGGGCCGCTCATGGTGCCGAAGATCACCGGCACACCGTACACGCGGTACGGGAACTCACCGGTGAGGTCGTTCACCCACAGCGGCCGCTCCTGCGAGTCCTTGAGGCCGTAGAGGTAGGTGAACACCACGTTCTGGTGCGCCCAGAAGCGCGCCCGGGTGAGGTAGTGCGCCGGCACCTTCGCCATGATCCCGCGGATGTCGCTCTCGAGGAGCTCGGAGAACGCCGAGGATCCGGTTCCGAAGGTCTGCGAGTACCCCGCGGACGCCGAGAAGACGGACGACATGGGGTCGCCGCCGCACAGGAACACGGTCGAATCGACCTTGAGACCGACCGCCTCGGTGAACTGCCCGAGCAGCCACGAGGCGACGGTGCCGCCGATCTTCGCGTCCTGAATGAGCTCGTTCGTGACGTCGGTATAGGCGTCCATCCGCTTCGCGGTGAGGGACACCTGCCGAACGCTCGGCGTGGTCTCGGTCGCGGCCGTGTTCTCGTTCGTGTACGCGACGGCCACCTTCGCGTTCTCGCCCGGGATGAGCAGCGTGTCGCTCTGCATCGGGTAGTGCGTGCACTCCCGAAGCGCGAGGGACTGTTCGCGCAGATACGCGAGCATGTCCGCGCGCTGCTCGTCGGGAGTCATGTACCCGCCAGCCGTGGTCGATCCCTCGGTCATCGGCGCGCGCATCACCGCCGCGTCGATCGGGCTCCGCAGAGCGCGCTCGAAGTGATCCAGCCAGAACTTCGCGGTCCGTTCCAGCCGGCCCGGGTCGGCCTTCCACATCTCCACGACGCGCCGGGGCGCCTTCGGATTGATGAGAAGGTTCTCCATCTCCGCCTTGAAGCGGAAACCCTTGTAGTCGCCGGGGACCGTGGTGATCCCCTGACCGTACGGGACGCGGCCGCTGTCGGCCTTGAGCCGTGCGATCTCGACCTCCTGCGCTTTCACCTTCTCCTCGAAGGTCTTCGCCACGTCGGAGGCCGCCTCGTCCTTGATCGCCGCGAGCATCTGGTCCTCGTACTCGCCGCGCTTGGTCTCGTCGGTCTCCTTGGCGATGAGCGCCTTGAGAAGTTCAACCTGCGATTTCACCGCTTGTCTCCTCGGGCCGACCACTTGTCAGCGATCCGAAGCGCCCACGACCGCTGTTCGTCCCTCGTTCCGCCATGAGGCGCGGAGGTCGCGTCCAGCCGTAGTGCCGCCACCAACGCCGGCAGCGCCAGCCCAGCATCGAGCGCCGATCTCACGATCGTCGCCCCTTCGTTCGCGGGGACGTCCACCGCGGACGTCTCCATCAGTTCCCACTTGGAGTACACCCGGTGATCGACGTTGTCAATCACCTTCGTCCCGATCTCGAGGGGCTTGAAGCCGATCGAGAATGCCGACATGAAGCCGCCGTCGTACAGCGACTTGATCTCCTGCCCGAGCGGCGTCGGGGCGAACGTGATCCTGAGGCGCACGTCGTCGTCACTGATCGCACCATCGACGGCTTTCCCGATCGGCGGAACCGTCCAGAGGTGGTTCAGCAGGATCACCGGGTTCTTCCTGAGGTACGCCTCGAGGTTCACGAGGCCCCGCGGCTCGACGATCTCCCCCATGCGGTCGATGTCCTTCGTCGATGCGATGATGTCGTAGATGCCGTCTTCCGACGACTTCTCGACGCGCCAGTAGTTCCTGATGACCTGCATCTTCTCACCTCCGCTCGCGCTGAGCGTACACCACACCGCCGTCCCCCGTCACGGGGCTTCGGTGCAGATTCTCGCCGTTCCATATCTCCTCGGGGATGCCATCGGGGAACGCCTTGCAAGCGAACTTCACGTCGTCCGTCGGCGCCCCTTTCTCCGGCTCCTCCTCGATGATGCCAATGTAGTGTTTGCACGATGCGCACGTGCGAACATCGGCTTCCCTCATGCTCACGGTGTGCCTCCTCTCGCGTTCATCTGCTTCACGATCTCGCGGTAGTAGTCGTGCATCCGAGCCGGCAGAAGCGCCCGCGTTTCGGCATACGGTGAGGAGTAGGCCGTCCAGCCTTCAGCCCATGCCTCGGCTTTGTTCGTGGCCGCGTACTCAGACAAGCCCTTCATAATGGACTTGCGATCGGTCCCGCCGAAGGCCGCGTGCAGCGCATCATCGAACTCTTGACGGCTGGATGCGAATACGCCGCCACGAGCCCTGGCGAAAGACCCGTCGATCACGTGTCCCCACTCATGCCGCGTGCACTGTTGCGACCATCCGACCCCTTTCAGTTCCTCCTCACTCACCGGGTGGAACCGCGGCCGCTCGGGAGGCCTCCACTTCCGCGCGGCGATTTCGTTCTGCGCCGCGAGCGCAGACTCCTTGTACGACATGGTGACGATCGCATCCCCGTTCATAAATGCACGACCGCCACCTTTGTAGTTCGTGAGCATCACGTTCTTCACGGCAGGGATGCTCGTGAGACCGGTCTGCCGGATCATCCCCTGCGTGCCGGCGTCGAACTCTTTCGCCTGTGCCACCACGTCGCGCTTCGCCGTGAACTTCCCGCCCCACCTGCGCCCCTTCTGGTAGTACGTCGAAACCCCCTTCATCTCAGCGACCGACGCGGCAGCGTTCGTCGCGTAGCCTTGCTGCTGGAAAAACTGCGTCGCGGTCTTCACGTCCACGATGTCGTCGAGTGACATGAGCGCCGGCCCGCCACCCGAGGGTGCCGGCTGAACGGGCGGCTCATAACTGGTGTTCCCGTCCGCGTCCTCGTACTCGGCAACGAGGATGCACCGGCAGTTGATCGTCTCGCTCGCGATCTCTTGCGCATCGCCTTCTGCGTCAGGATCCATCGGGTAGGCCATGGTCACGCCAGAGGGCAACGTGAACTCCTCGTCGAACGCGACGGTCTTCCCGTCCATCTCGAAGTGCGTGTCCCGCACGTTGTCGTCGTGCGAGCTCACCCATGTCTTCGCCTTCGCCCCCGATGCCGTCATGCCGACGTAGCGGCCTTCGCTGTACGCGCCGTGCATCTCCGTCCGTGCTTGCGTGCGCGCGCGCGATTCCATCGCCCCCAGCTTGTCCTTCGCGACGTCGTAGATCGCCTTCGCGAGCTCGGCCTCGCTCATCCCCCGCTCGATGCCCTCTTTGATCGTCTGTTGCAGGGCTTCCTTGAGGCCTGCGACCGCCGTGTCATTTATGCCGACGATCTTTTCACACCGCGCCGACACGCGGTCCATCGCCCCGGGGGAGACGAGATCGAACTCGCCTTTCCACTCCGTCTCGATGCCCAGCTTCTCGGCATCCCCGATGTACGACCGCGACAAGCGCGAGAGCGTATCATCGCGGAACGCCTCATCGAGATCGTCGAGGTTGTCCGCGGTCACACCTTTCGTGACGAGCACCGGCATCCGCTTCGTGATGCGGTCCATCACCTTGCGTCCGACGTCGTGCCAGTAGTTTTTGAGCGCCCGGTTGAACTGCCCGACCAACGGCCGCACCTTCGACACGGTGTCACGCCATCGCCGCTCTCGAAGCGCCGCGGCGAGCTCCGCCGCCGACACGGATGCCTTGAGCGCGCGCTGCCCGGCGCCCTCCTCTTCCTGCTGTTCCTGCGTTTCCTCTTCCTCGGGCGGCTGCTCCTCCTCGGTGGGAGGCGGTGCCACGGGCGCCGGCGTGACCGGCCGCGGCTCGGGTTCTTCTTCGCCGTCTTCCGGTGGATACCCCATGCCCTCGAACGGATGCGAGCGCCAGTCGCGTTCCTCGAAGCCGAGGTTTAGCCGCTCATTGATCTCGTTCGCGGTGAACTGCATGTTCCACAGCTTGACGGCCGCATCGATCTTGTCCATCCACGCGTAGTTCAGCGCGTCGATGGCCTGCAGATCGAAGTACCCCTCGAGCCCGTGTTCGTTCAGCAGCCCGCGGTTGAACTCGTCCTCGATGCGGGTCATCAGTGGACACTCGGTCTCGGTCCAGAACGACCGGTCGGCGGAGAGCGCGAAGGCATAGTTCGCGTCCTCGTACATTGACAGCACCGACTTCGGCACGTGGAGGGCCATGCAGATATCCTCTTTCGACATGGTCAGGAGGTTGGAGTACTGCATGTCCCGCTGCGTGTAGCCGAGCGGCACCGGTTTGAGCCCGCCCTCGAGGAGGATCGACTTGTGCGCGCCCTGCATGTTCTCCCGGGCCTTCTGCAGGGCGACCTCGAGCTCGGCGCGCTGGATGCGCGTCAGGTCTTTGTCCGTGGTGTAGGCGATGTCCGGCGTCGCGTTGTTCTTGAAGAACGCTCGGTTCCACCGCACCGCATCGTACATGGACTCGATGGTGATCCCCAGCGGAACGAGCGGGGAGAGGCCGCGAATCTCGTCCGTCGGATGCGCGTACTTGTCGTGAAGCACCTCGTCGGTATCGTAGTACTCGATCTGCGTCGCGTTCGTGTACTTCCACCCCGAGAAGTACCCGTTCGTCGCGACGGCGCTCATCTTGCGAGGGTCACGCCGCCACAGGCTCGCGGGAAACCCGTCCACTTCCTCGCTGTCCTTCCACACGAACCAGTCACCCGTGCCGTCGATGTCGATGACGAGCATCTCCCAAAACTGGTAGCGCGACGTCAGCGCGTTCGGCCGCTGGAACACCAGCCACGGAACACCCGAGGTGACCTCGCTGCCTTCTGCCGCTTTCGCTTTCACCAGCGCCATCTTCGTCTGCCAGTCCTTTCCCGACAGACGCCGCGAGGCATTCGACCGCTCGTAGAGCTTGAACGGCACCGCGGCGATGTTCCGCGCCTTGATCGTGATGCACGCGTAGACCGTCGAAAGCTGCTGGTACGGATCGGTTATCGCGGAATCGCCCGGCAGACGCCATCCGAGAATCTTGACCATTTCCCGGTCCCGCAGCGTGAGGTCTCCCGCTTTCATGCGCGCGCGCAGCCGCGCGACCTGCCACTGCACGGTCCGTTCGGCAACCCAGTCCATGACGCCCATCAGATGACTCCTACGCGGATTCCGCGTTGCGAAGCAGCCGCCCACACGACCGTCATCGCGTCTACCTGGTCGTCGTGCGTCCCAGCAGGGAAGATGCCAACTTCGGACAGAAGGTCACGGTTCCATGCACCACGCAGTACATGCACGTTGCCCGCCTCGAAGATCGGTTCGAGCGGCGAGGCGCGGACGAGCTTGTCTTGTGCTGGTGTGATCGCTTCAACGGACCGGATGCCGCGGAGCAGATCACGAATACGCGCGTACGTGTCTTTGTAGCCGCCGACGGCTTCGCACGCGATGCGGACGTTCTCGCCGTCGATCTGCGCGCACTGGACGATCTTGCGGTCACGTTCGGGCGCCTCCCATCGGCCGCGGACCACGTCGGCGATCCACAAGCGCGGAATGTCGAGCCCTTCGGCCGGCCCCGCGATCCAGTCGACCGCCGCCAGCATCCCGACCGTGTAATCCGGGTCGGACTTTAGCACGTCCTTTTCCGTTGACGCAAGGTCCCAACCTCGCACGAACTCGAGGTTTTTCGGCCACGTGTCCATCGTCTCATCGATCACGACGCGATCGGTCTTGAACACGGCCCCGGTGCGAGGGATCGGATTGCCCTGCAGCAGCGCCGCGGTGCCGTAGGCGCCGAGGGTCGCAGCCATGGTGTCGTACCAGTCGCGCGAGAACCGTTCGTGGAACAGAACGCCGTGCTGGTACTCGTCGCTGAACGCCGGGAAGATCACGTTGCGGAACCGCGGGAACTTCGGCTCGCTCTTCATCGCCGCCTCGATGCGGCCGATAAGGTCGTCGATGTGCCATCGCGTCGCGAGCACGATCGTCACCGATACGGGAGCACGCCGCGTCATAAAGTCGTTCGTGAAGCTGTCCCACACCTTCTCACGGATCGTCAACGACTCGGCTTGCTCGCGGCTCTTGAAGTAGTCATCGACGATGCCGAGGGAGTAGCCGCGGCCCGTCATCGGTCCGCCGAGGCCAACCGCGGCCATCTTCCCGAGCCGATCGGCGACGCTCCATCGGTTCACCGCCGAGGACTCGTCGGATAGCCGCACGTCCCGGAATGTGCGCTGGTACATATCCGAGGCGAAGATCGCGCGCGCGTCGCGCGAGAGGTCCGACGCGAGCTCCTGCCCGTAGGTCGCCAGCAGCACTTCGGTGTCAGGGAACAACCCCAGCCACCGCGGCGGGAGGTACCGCGATATGAGGTCGGACTTCCCGTGGCGGAACGGCACGTGGATCGTCAGGAACGTCGATACACCGTTGCGGTAGGCGGCGATCGCCTCATCGATCATGTCCCCGATCTCCGCGGTGTGCCGGCCTACGTGAAACGGCGAGGGGTGCATCCAGCACCTCTGCATGAACTTCACGTGGTATCGTTTCGCACGCTCCGCGAGAACGTCGTCCTTCGTGATGTCAATGCGTGCCGGGAGCGCCATCATCACCCTCGGCCGCGGTCAGCAGATCCTCGAGCTCGTCCAGTTGCTTGTCCGTGAGGCGCGACAGGTCCGTGCCGCCGAGGCGCACCGATCCACCGTGGGTCTGGTGCCGCACGTCCTTCCACAGTTCGGGCCGGCGGTTTTTGAGGTAGAAGATCATCGCGGTCACGTCCCCGGGCACGTGCCGCTTCGTCGCCCTGATCGTCTTCTGCTTGCCGGTCTTGCGATCGGTGATGACCACGCCTTCGGTGACGTCGTACCCGATCGCTCGCTTGAACAGCGCCGCCTCGACTTCGCGGTTCGGTTTTTCCTTCGCCTCTTTTATCGCCTCCGCAAACTCGGGATGCCTGTTCATCCAGTCGTACAGCGTGGACTCGGCGATGCCCAGCGATGCGGCAAGCTCCTTGTCCGTCCTCCCCTCGCGCGCGAGCACCACCGCCCGCTCGACGTGCTTGTCCTTGCTATACGTGGTCTTCCGTCCCATCAGTCACCCTTCCGCGCCGTGAGCCGCAGCGCGTAGACGATCGCGTGGCCGATCGCGATCTCCTGCGCCACGGTCTTCTTGACGACCGTCTCGATGATGCCCGCCAGCCGATGTTCGACGGTCGGCCACTGTGCCACGGGTATCTTCGCCGTGAGCACGTGGTAGTCCCCGTCCTCTTTCGATTCCTCCTCGGCGGTGTCGGGCGCCCACTCGATGTCGGCGATCGAGATCAGGTCCGTGATCTCCTGCGGTGAGAAGTCGAGCGCCGAGAAGTCCACGCCCTCGGCCTTGAGCTCGGCCAGCACCTTCCCGAGTTGAACGCGGTCGGCCTCCCCGCGCGTCTCGTTCATCACGAGGGTGAGCTTCTTCGCCGAGGCGTCCGAAAGCTCGACGACCACGATCGGGACCGTCTTCAACCCGGCGTTCTTCGCCGCGATCCAGCGGTGCTCCCCGTCGATGATCTGCCACTTGCCCTTGCGCTTCGGGTGCTTCCGCACGGTGATCGGATCGACGAACCCGTACTCGACGATCGACGCCGTCTCCGCCGCCAGCGTGTCAGGAGACATGCGGTTCGGATTCCACGGGTTCTCGACGAGCTCTCCGACCGCAGCCCTCCGCACGTCCAGCCCCTTCTTCACTCCCGCCACTTCACCCCCCTGTTCTGCCACACGGACGTGACCGTGCGACCGATGTCGCGCATCCGTGCGATGTCCTCGTGTGCGGCCACCCGCGCGAGCTCGCGGCCCCTGCCGCGGTGAGCTTCCGCGAGGTACTTCCCGGGCCGCCCCTCGAACGCCCGGTGATGGAACGCGCCGCGCCGCTCGACGAACATCCACGCGCGACTGTCAGCAGAGTACACCGGCCACCGAAGCCCCGCCCACTCACTGATGAACCCGAACCAGTGAACGCGCGTCATCGTGGCCGACCTCGCCCAGTAGTCGTACACCGAACGGTACACCTTGTCGAACCATGCCGTGAGCTTCACCCTCCCGCGCGCGTGAGGCACGAGACCGCCGAGTGCGAAGTAGCTGTAGTTCTCGACGGTCCTGCGGATGTCCGATGCCTCGGCGCCGTAGGTGATGATCGGCAGCGGCCGCATCCCGTGACGTTCGAGCCACCGCTGGTTCGCCCACGTCCCCTGCTGGTCGCCCATCACGTCGAGGTTCGCGTACGTGAACGCGCACCGCCTCCTTCCGCCGCAGCATGGCGGCTTGTGCGATCAGTGCCGCATCGACCTCGTCGGGAATGCGGCACGTCCAGCCCCTCGTGCGGTTGAACCACCGCACGTACTCAGCGTCCTTCGCCATCCTCCTTTCTCCGTCCGAGAGGAACGCCTTCCACTCGTGCACCTTCACCAGTTGAAGCGGCCACTCGTGCCTCCACACCGCACTGTACACGATCCCGCGGACCTCGGCGAGTCGTGCGATCGCCAGTGAGTGCCCGTGCGGTATCAAGTCCTCCATCGCCACCGTCACGACCGCCGTCGGCCATCGCTCGGTGACCTCATCGAACCACACCTCGAGACAGTCCGCGAAATGCCGGAGCCGCTCCAGTGGCGCCCGGCTCCGCTTCGCCTCGACGCTGACAAACCACGCGTCGGCGCCGGAAATGAAAGCGACCCCGAGCCGTGAAGACCCGGGGTCGATTCCGATTGTCATGCTGGTGACGGGACGCTTCGCTTTCCCCACGTGTCAGTTCCTCGACGCCGCCGCGGAGGCCTGCTTCTTCTTGAGCGCGGCCAGCAGCGTGTTTTCGTTCGCCAACTTCCCCGCGGCGATCGTGCCACTGTAGGGACTTCC